TGGCAACGCACATCTCTGCGAAATTATGAAACTCAGTTTTATTTTGTTTTTTATTTGAAAAGGAAAAAATGACAGCGGGCAGACCACCAAAACCAATCGAAGTAAAAAGGGCAACAGGCAACCCAGGCCAACGGCCTTTGCCTGCGTTGGCCAGTGTGACGCCGCTTGCGATGGCACGCGAAATCCCACAGGCGCCTGCGTACCTTCAAGCAGAAGGCGCAAGATTATGGGAACGCGCTTGGGCAATTGCAATCACTTGGCTCTCGCCTGATTCAGATATGCAAGCGGTGGAAACTGCGTGCCGATTGGCTGATGCAAACGTCGCTGCACAAAATAAATTTATGGCAACACTTGAAGCAGCAGATGCACGCGCATTCACAGCAGTCAATAAAGCCTTTCGTGAATCATTAGCGGCTTTAGGCTTTGACCCAACATCACGTTCACGCCTTGGTGTTGCTGAAGTTCAAAAGGCATCAGCCTTAGATGAATTGTTAGCGCGAAGAAATAAACGGGATAATTAATGACAGCCATTGGGGGATGGCCACCGAAATACATATCGGCAGTGTCACCCGACGAATATCAAGGCTCTCGCGGTGATGATGTCATTGACTTCGCCGAAGCACTTTGCAAGATAACTAAAGATTCAGTTGCAGGTGATTCTGGCGAGCCATTGATATTCCGCGATTGGCAAAAGGAATTAACTCGCAATCTATTTGCTGTAAAAGACAATGGCAAGTTAAAACATAAGATTGCCTTGATTGGCCTTCCCCGCAAGCAAGGTAAATCAGCGTGGCTATCATCTGTGGCATTGGAGCATCTAGTTCTTGGACCACAAGGTGGCGAGATTTATTCTTGTGCTGCTGACCGTGACCAAGCCAAGATTGTTTTTGGAACTGTCAAAGAGATGATTCGATTAGAACCTGAGTTGCAATTCTTACAAGTCTTTCGTGATGCAATTTACAACCCGAAGAATGGCACAAGTTATCGAGCGCTATCGGCTGAGGCATTTACCAAAGAAGGTCTATCCCCAACCTTTGTAGCCTTTGATGAATTACACGCACAACCAAATCGTGAACTCTTTGATGTAATGTCACTGGCGATGGGCGCAAGACAAGACCCGATGTTGGTTGCAATTACTACTGCTGGTGTTAAAGTAGATTCAAGCGGTAAAGATTCACTTTGCTATGACCTTTACAATTACGGAAAACGAATTGTAAGTGGTGAAGTAAATGACCCATCATTTTTCTTTGCTTGGTATGAAGGCAATGATTTAATTGATTACAGAACTGAAGAAGCCTGGCTAATTGCAAACCCAGGTTATGGCGACATATGTGCCGCCGATGACTTTGCCAGTGCAGTGTTGAGGACGCCAGAAGCAGAATTCAAAACCAAAAGGTTGAACATCTGGACATCTACTCAGACTGCCTGGCTTCCTTCTGGAACCTGGGAAGCATTGATTGATAAAGAACGTGAACCAGAGCCAGGTGAAGAAGTTATCTTGGCATTTGATGGTGCGTTCTCTAACGACTCAACTGCTTTAGTTGCTTGGTTACTTGGTGGAGAAAAACCACACTTGATGGTTGTTGGATTATGGGAAAGGCCAAACGATGCAGACAACACTTGGCACGTTCCAGTCGCAGAAGTCGAACAAACCATTATCAACACTGCACGCGATAGTCGCTTTAGTGTGCGAGAAATTGTTTTCGACCCTGCCAGATGGCAGCGAACATTTATGGTCCTCGACGAAGAAGGACTGCCAGTAGTCTCATATCCAAACAGCGCCGAGCGTATGGTGCCAGCAACGCAGAAGTTTTATGAAGCAGTTGTCAATGCTTCATTTACGCACGATGGAGATGAACGTTTGGCACGTCATATGAATAACTGCGTGACAAAGCAATCTTCACGCGGTGTAATGGTTAGCAAATCAAATAGCAAACGCAAGATTGACGCAGCCGTTGCCAGCATCTTTGGCTATGACCGCGCCACTAGCGCCCCTGAAGCAAAGGCGCCAGTTCCAAAATTCTTTTCACTAAACCTGTAAGGAGTAACAATGAAGAAAATAGATTGGGCAATCGCTGCTGAAGTTCTTGGCGTTGCGCTCTTTACCGTCGGGGTTGCAATGATTTCACTTCCGCTAGCGTTAATGGCAATTGGCGGATTCCTAGTCTGGGCAACGGAGAAGTAATGACTGCTGGTATTTACAATTTTACAATAGACCAAGGTTCCAATTGGGATTTGAATGTTGTCTATAAAGATTCCGCTGGAGTTGTCATAAACCTAACTGGCTACACAGCAGCAATGCAATTACGTCAGAACTATAATTCTGATACTGCTGCCTTAACATTAAACACATCTAATGGTGGCATTGTTATCACTGGCGCACAAGGTAAGTTGGTTTTGTCAGCGACAGCAGTACAGACTGCTGCTCTTGATGCAGGCTTTTATGTTTATGATTTAGAGATTTCATCAGGGGGAGTTGTCACAAGACTTATCCAAGGTCAAATTACAGTTGCAGGCGAGGTAACGCGTGTCTAATACAGTTGTCATTAACGAAGATACAAACACCATTGTTGTAAGCGATGTCGGCGTTGCAGGCCCCGTCGGTCCAACAGGTGCAACAGGTCCTGCTGGCGCAACTGGTTCAGTAGGTGCAACAGGTGCAACAGGTGCAACAGGTCCAACTGGTGTTCAAGGTTCAACAGGGCCGACAGGTTCAACAGGACCTACAGGTCCAATCGGTTTAACTGGACCAACAGGTGGTACAGGTGCAACAGGTCCCGTTGGAGCAACTGGAGCCACAGGCCCGCAAGGTGTTCAAGGAGATGTTGGACCAACAGGACCAATTGGCGCAACAGGTGTTACTGGACCAATTGGAGCAACAGGTGTAACTGGCCCAATCGGTGCAACAGGTGTAACAGGTCCACAAGGTATTCAAGGCGATGTTGGAGCAACAGGTTCGACAGGTCCTCAAGGCGATGTTGGATTAACAGGTCCGACTGGACCTATTGGTGCTACAGGCCCAACAGGTGCTAATTCAACTGTTCCTGGACCAACTGGTGTCACAGGGCCAGCAGGTGCAACAGGTCCTACAGGACCTATTGGAGCCACAGGCGCTACTGGACCAACAGGTGCTACAGGTGCAACTGGTGCTGCTGGTGCTAACGGTGGCTCAACAAGTTTATTTCAGTATGCAGCAGATACAAGCGCAACATCAGGTGACCCTGGCGCTGGTGATATTCGTTGGAATAATGCTACACAAATTGATGCAACAACACTTTTCATTGACCACATAGATGACAATGGCGATGATATTGATATTTTAATTGCTTTACTAAAAGCAGATGATTTTATTATTGTTCAAGACCGTGATGTTCACACTAACTTTCAGAAATTCGAAGTAACAGCAGCGCCAACAGTTCTTGGCGGTTATAGCAGTGTTCCTGTTGTTATTGATTCTTCAGGCGGAAGTGGAACAACTAACTTTTCTAACTTCCAATTGCTTGCATTGCTATTTGTTAGCACTGGAACCACAGGCGCAACAGGTCCTACTGGACCCGTTGGTGCCACAGGTCCAGTCGGTCCAACAGGTGTTACAGGTCCAACAGGGCCAATCGGTGCTACTGGTGTTAGCGGCGCAGATTCAACAGTTGCTGGAGCAACAGGTGCAACAGGACCTGCTGGTGCAACAGGACCAACTGGAGCAACTGGAGCAACATCGACAGTCCCAGGACCAACAGGTGCAACAGGACCCGCTGGAGCAACAGGTGCAACTGGACCGCAAGGAATTGCTGGCGATACTGGCGCAACTGGTCCTACTGGAGTTGTTGGCGCAACTGGCGCTACTGGTTCACAAGGTGTTCAAGGTGATGTCGGCGCAACTGGACCGATTGGTGCAAGTGGTGCAACAGGACCTGTAGGTGCGACAGGTGCAACTGGTCCACAAGGAATTGCTGGAGACACTGGTGCAACAGGTCCTACTGGAGTTGCTGGTGCGACAGGCGCAACAGGCCCACAAGGAATTGCTGGAGATACAGGCGCAACAGGACCCGCTGGAGTTACTGGTGCGACTGGACCTGTAGGTGCGACAGGAGCAACTGGTCCACAAGGAATTGCTGGTGCAACTGGTCCTACTGGAGTTACTGGTGCAACAGGAGCAACAGGACCACAAGGAATTGCTGGAGATACAGGTGCAACTGGTCCTACTGGACTTGTTGGTGCAACAGGACCTACAGGACCGCAAGGTGTAACAGGTGATATTGGACCTACTGGTGTAACAGGACCAGCAGGCGCTACTGGGCCAACAGGACCTACTGGAACAACAGGTGCCACAGGCGCGACAGGTCCTACTGGCGTTGGAAACATTATAGGATTTAATGCTCAAACAGGTACAACTTATACTTTAGTAGTAGGAGACGCTAGTAAAATAGTTACCTGTAATAACGCTTCGCCCATTACAGTAACAGTGCCACCTTCAGTATTTAGCGCAAATGACCAGATACATGTAGTGCAATATGGGGCAGGTCAGGTGACATTTTCGCAAGGCTCTGGGGTAACTATAAATTCAACTGGCGCTACCACTACAGCACCTAAACTTAGAATAAATAAATCAGCCGCTACGATTATCTGTACGGCAAGCGATACGTTTTTAATCGTAGGAGACATTGTTTAATGCCAATCATCGGCATTATGGCTTCATCTAAACTAAGCGCAGTAGGTGATTTTGAATCCATCGCTACTGTATCTGTTGGTAGTGGCGGTAGTTCTTTGGTTGAGTTCACATCTATTCCATCAACATACGAACATTTACAAATTAGATTTTCTGCAAAAACACCTAGCGGTGATTGGGTCATTATGAGATGTAATGGCATTACTGGTTCAGGAAATTACACAGGACACAGATTGCAGGCTAATGGTTCAACTATTACTGCTGATTATTTAGGCGCTTTTGCAACTAACTATATTTATTGCTCTCTAACAAGTGCTTCTGGAAATACGGGTTCAAATGTCGGGGTAATAGATATTCTAGATTACAAAAATACTAACAAATATAAAACTGTTAGAATTTTGAGCGGTCAAGATGAAAATGGCAGCGGATTTGTAACCTACAATTCTGGATTATTTCTTTCAACTAACGCTATTTCCAGTATTAGTTTTGAAGTGACAACTTATCAACAATACTCACACTTCGCCCTATACGGCATAAAGGGGGCATAGCCAATGGCAATTACTTATGAGCCGATAAGCACGACAACGCTGGGCAGCGCAACTAGCACTATTTCATTTACTGGCATAAGCGGTAGTTATACCGATATTGTTTTAGTGTTTGGCTACAAATCAAACACTACTAACCAACCTACTTTGAAATTAACTTTCAACGGAAGTACAACTGGTTATAGCGGAACTCAACTTACAGGTAATGGTTCTGCTGCTGCATCTTATAGAAATACTAGCGCTGCTTTTATTTCAATTGCTCGCGTAGTTGGAACGCCAACCACAGTAGGCGGTATGGCAACTATTATTATGAACTTTCAAAACTATTCAAACACTACAACATATAAAACTGTTCTTGCTCGCCCATCTGCTGCTGAATCTGGAGTAGAGGCAGATGTTGGATTATGGCAAAACACCGCTGCTATTACACAAATTGATATTACTACTGCAACTAGCAACGATTTTGCTACTGGTTCAGTAGTTACCCTCTACGGAATTAAGGCGGCATAGATGGCAACTACATTTGAGGCAATAGCCACAGTAACAGTAGGTAGCGGTGGGGCTGCAAGTATTGACTTTAGTTCTATACCTGCCACTTATACTGACTTAGCAATAGCATTCTCTATAAGAGGAACATTAAACGCTGGTAGCGGTGTCACTTACTTACAATTCAATAACGATACAACAAGCGCTAATTATGTCTATAAGAGGCTTTTAGGAAGTGGTAGCGCTGCAAGTTCTGCTGGCGGTGATGACTACATTATAGATGTTGTCCAAGGAGATAACGCTACGGCAGACACTTTTGGAAGTGAGTATATCTACATACCAAATTATGCTAGTTCAACTTATAAATCAGTAAGTAATGATTTTGTTGGCGAGAACAATGGAACTCTTGCTTATATGGGTTTTATGGCTTTTCTATGGGAAAGCACTTCAGCCATTACAAGTATAAAATTATCAGGTAATGGTTCATTAAAGCAACACTCAACAGCCACCTTATACGGCATCAAGAACTCCTAGAGAAAGGTAAACAATGACACAACATAAACTCGTAGTGGACTGCTCAACAGGAGTAGCCACAGAGGTAGAACTAACGGCTGAAGAAATCGCACAGCGCGAGGCAGATGCAGCAGCCTTTGCTGAACAGAAAGCGCTAGATGATGCAGAGGCAGAGGCTAAGGCAGAGGCTAAGGCTAGTGCCGAGGCTAAACTTGCAGCACTTGGTTTAACAGCAGAAGAAATCGCAGCATTAAACAAGTAATCTAACATCGGGGGATGAATGAGATTTCACGTTGTGGCTCTGCCACATACGCAAGTAACTAAAGAATTCGCAGGATGCGCTTTCACCGAAAAGGTCAGGCGCTTTTGCATAATGATGACAGGGCTTGGTCACGAAGTTTATCTCTATGCTGGCGAGCAAGTAGAAGCGCCAGTCACCAAACTCATCACCTGCATTCCAGAAGAGCGCCGCGCCGAGGCTGTAGGCAACAACCATTACACACAGGCATCCTTCGACACCAGCGCTCTGCACTGGCAAATCTTTAACGCCAATGTGATTAGGTTGATGCAGAGCCACTTGCAACCGCAAGATTTTATCTGCCTCATCGGTGGGTATGCACATAAGGCCATTGCCGATGCTTACCCGAACCACACTAGCGTTGAATTTGGTGTTGGATACGGTGGAGTCTTTAGCAAGTTTAGAGTTTTTGAATCATATTCCTGGATGCATTCCATCTACGCTGGTCATAAGAACCCGACAACAGTTGATGGTCAATTCTTTGACGCAGTGATTCCAGGTTATTTAGAACCAGAGATGTTTCCATTAGGTGAAGGCAAAGGCGATTACTACCTCTTCATTGGTCGCCTGATTGAACGCAAGGGCTATCAGATAGCGCAAGAAGTCTGCCAGCGCCTTGGCAAGAGACTTATCTTGGCAGGCCCAGGGCAGGCCAAAGGTTATGGCGAATTTGTAGGCTCAGTAGGTCCAGAGCAAAGAGCAGAGTTGATGGGAAATGCCATCGCAACCTTTGCTCCAACGCTTTATATCGAACCATTTGGAAATGTAGTTATTGAAGCCCAAGCCTGTGGCACGCCTACTATCACAACTGACTGGGGCGCATTTACAGAGAACAACATCAACGGTTTGACAGGCTACCGTTGCAGAACTCTGCAAGAGTTTATGGATGCAGCCGAAAAAGTTAAAACCCTAGACCGCAAGAAAATCAGAGAACATTCTGTTGGCCGATATGCGTTAGATGTTATCGCCAAAGAGTACGAAGATTACTTCCGCAAACTGCTAACCCTTTGGGATGGTGGTTGGTATCAATTAAGAACAGAAAAGGCAGGCAATGAGTCTATCTAAAAGACTTCGCGCAGCAGGTGAAAAGAGAGCGCAGAATCAGTTTGTAGAACCACTGATTCCAGGCAGACCAGCATACGCATCGCCAGCAGGCGTTGATGTTAATTCTGAAACTGCAATTCGTATGTCAACGGTATATGCCTGCGTTCGTTTGCTTGGCGATACAATCTCATCGCTACCACTAGGCGCTTATGTTCGCCGTGGTCGCAACCGTATCTCATACGCTGCTGTTTATGGCGAAGTTCCAACTTGGGTAAATAATCCAAACCCAGAGACAACACGCCTTGAGTTTTATGAGCAAATTATTGCTTCACTTAACCTAGAAGGTAACGCCTTTATCCTTAAAGTTATGGACGAATTAGGCGATGTTGTTGAACTGTATTGCTTGAATCCACGCGATGTTTTAGTTGAGCGCCCGATACCAGGTGAGCCTGTTCGTTATCGCGTTCGCGATGCTGTAGGCAACTTCTCATTTAATCTTGATGCAAACCAAATTGTTCACATCCCGCTCTTTAGACTTCCTGGACAACTTCTAGGTCTTGGCCCAATCGGTGCAGCCCGCGTAACTCTTGGTTCTGCAATGGCCGCTGAAGTTTATGCTGCTTCATATTTTGGCAACGCTGCCAATCCTGGCGGCGTTATTGAAGCGCCAGGTGATATGACAGAAGAGCAGGTTTCAGACCTTGCTCGCGATTGGAATATCACGCACACTGGCCCATATAGAGCGGGCAAAATCGGCGTGTTAACTGGTGGAGCGGCTTTCAAGCCGCTCACACTAAACGCTGCCGATGCCCAGTTGCTTGAAGTCAGACGCTTCGGGGTTGAGGAAATAGCCCGCCTTTTCCGCGTGCCTGTCTCGCTACTGGGCCACCCTGTTGCTGGCGCGATGTCATTTGCATCGGTTGAAGCGCAGAACCTTTCATTCGTGCAACATTCATTGCGTCCACTCTTGGAGCGCATTGAACAAGCACTCTCACCATTACTTCCAGAATCAGATGGCTTCATCAAGTTTAATCTTGATGCGCTGCTTCGTGGCACAACAATTGAACGCTATGACGCCTACACTAAAGGACTTCGTGAAGGATTCCTTTCACTAAACGATGTTCGCGCTGTTGAAGATTTATCACCACTAGGTGAAGCAGGCGACCAACACCGTGTGCCATTGCAGAACATTGATGCTGCTGATGCTCCTGAAGTTGGTATGAAACTTCGCTCTGAAATCATTGCTCAACTTGTTCAAGTTGGCTTTGACCCACAGGCAGTCTTGAAGGCACTTGATATGCCATCAATCAAACACACTGGTGTTCCATCAACTCAATTGCAGGCAGTTTCAACAATTGACCCTGCATCTCCTGAAGCAGTTTATGAGGTTGAGTAATGCCTTATTACATCTCAGAGAATCAAAGTGATTGTGATGGATGGGCAGCAGTAAAAGAAGAAGCAGATGGTTCATATACAACCATTGGTTGTCATAACACAAAGCAAGATGCGATTGACCAGATGGTTGCAATTTCTATTTCAGAAGATATGGAACCAGGTGGAGAGATAGCAAAACGGGAGTTGCCTGATAATTACCGACCAGCACTTGCAGATGATGTTCCTGAAGGTCGCGCTTGTGGAAATTGCTTCTTCTACAATGAAGCAAAACAAAACGAAGAAGGAACAAAGGCTTGGTGTGAACTTTGGAAAGATTTTGTTGATGGTGCTTATTACTGCAACAGATGGCAAGCAGAAGAAGGCTCAAGACAAGTTGATTTGACTGTACCTTCTTTTATTCGCGCAAACGCAGAGCGCGGTTTGAAATACCTAAGAGAAGGCTTTGGGGGAGATGGTTTAACTGATGGCACAAAGCGTGAAGCACGCGAGATGGCATCAGGAAGAATTACAGAAAACAAGGTTCGCAAAATGGCACCTTGGTTTGCCCGCCATCAAGTTGATGGGCAAGCACCGAAGAACAGTGACCCTTCGCACGCTGAATATCCAGGAGCAGGATTAGTTGCCTGGCTTTTATGGGGCGGCGATTCCAACTTCAGTGATAGAGCGCAAAATTGGGCGCAACGCAAAATTGATGCACTAGATGCTGAAGCCGATTCAAGGAGCAAAATGAAAAAGATAGAACGCCGCACATATGTGGTGCAAGATGTCGAAGCACGCCAAACAGAAGATGGGGTGATGCGTTTGTCGGGGTATGCAGCAGTCTTTAACGACGCTAGCGTGCCACTACCATTCAAAGAGAGAATCGCACCTGGTGCATTTCGCAAGACTTTAACTGAAATGCCTGATGTCAGACTTCTTATCAATCACGAAGGTTTGCCTTTGGCTCGCACCAAGAATGGCACATTAAATTTAATGGAAGATGACCGTGGCCTTCGCTTTGATGCAGAACTTGCAGATACCCAAGAAGCCCGTGACATTTATACTCTTGTTGAACGCGGCGATGTTGACCAGATGAGTTTCGCTTTCCGTGTCATCCGTCAAAATTGGAGCAAGGATAAGAGCGAGCGCACATTGACCGAAGTATCACTTGCCGACGGCGATGTCTCAGTTGTCACCTATCCTGCCTATCCAACTACCACAGTTGAAGCCAGACAGAAGATTGCTCACGCTTTGGATGCCATCAAAGAAGGTCGCAAGTTAGATGAGGATTCCATCAAAGCCCTTCGTGATTATCTATCTGAATTATTAGATATGGAAGATGAAGATGATGATGAAATTGAAGATGAAGAAGAAGAGATTGAAACTGAATCTGTTCGTGCAGTAGATGTTGTTGGAGATTTCGTAGAATGGGATTCATCTGGCGGAACTGCCCGTGGAAGAATTGTTCGTGTCGCAAGAGAAGGAAGCATAAATGTTCCTAATTCAGACTTTACAATCACTGCCGAAGAAAATGACCCTGCTGTTTTAATTCGTCTTTATCGCGAACTTCGTGATGGTTATGTTGCAACCGACACCCTTGTTGGACATAAGGCTTCAGAACTTCGTGCCATTGACCCACTACCCGAACCAAGCGAAGAAGCAGTGCGCAAGATTTCCTTGCGTCTAGCAAAAGCAATCGTTAACAACACAAAATAGATTTCTGCTCATTCGAGCAGATTACGAAGTCGGAGCGAGACTCACACCCGCAAGCGCCGTGAATTATCATCGCCACCACCTCGGAACCTTACAA